TAATGAGAATAGTATTTCAATTTAAAGGTTTTAAATTTATAGGAAAACTATTAAATGATGGTAAAACACAACCATGGTTTATATTTCCATATTCTGGTGAAATAGATGATAAAACAATAGTTATATCAGATGAGATAAGACCATCTAAATTATGGCAAAGAGATATATATCATCCTACTATAAATAACCCAGTATTACAAAAATACCTAAATACATTTAGAGAATCTAATATATTTTATGCAACTGATTTAACAGGAACAGACTTTAAACAAGCCATAGATTTTGTTATACTGAAATAAAGACAGTGGTAACTTTTAGTTATGACTTACACTTATAGATAGTGAATCAAAGAAAATTAATACAAAAAAAAAGAACTCATAAGAGTTCTTTTTTATTATATTGATTTAGTATATTCTACACATACATAAGATGCACCATCTACTGTACCAAAACCACCTTTATCAACATAAATATCTCCAGAAGTTTTGTTACCTGATAAACCAATATTCCATTCTTTATCTCTATAATCAACATGAGGTAGAGTATATTCAGAACCACCTAAGCTAGCCATACCTCTAATTTCAACTATAGTATCTAAGTTTGGAATATTACCAACAGTATTATTAGTAGAATTTGCTAATGAACTAAATGTAAATACTTTTCTATAAATATCTTTACCATCAATCCATTTTTTACCAGTCAAAGTTTCTTGAGTAGAATAGTTATCTAATTCTTCAATTTTAGTTTCAACTGAGTTAATAGCAGCAACAATATCTGATTTATTAGTAGTAGTTAAGTTAGATAAATTACCAATATTTCCAACTACTTCATTAATAGCAGCAACAGCAGAAGTTTTAGAAGTTGTTTCTAAGTTAGCTAAATTACCAATAGCAGTATTAGCATTATCTGCAGTAGTTTGAGCAGTAGCTGCATTACTAACAGCAGTATTAGCTGTAGTTTGTGCTGTAGATGCAGCAGTAGCAGCACTATCAGCAGCAGTAGCAGCACTATCAGCAGTAGTTTTAGCAGCATTAATACCAGTATCTATTTTTAACATATCTCCATTATAATCAGATAAGTAAGTAGGTTTATCACTACCAACATATTGACTTAACTCATAATGAGCAGTTTTATTTGTTGAACTCATATCAACACATCCTTTCTTTTAATTATGATTCTAGTATAGTTTTACCATATCTATCGAAATTAAATGCTGTAATTTCTTTAGCATCATAAACAGTAGCAGTTAATTCTAAAGCATCATATTCACTAGCTGTAATAGCCTCATCTCTAGTTTGATCATAGATATTATCAATTACAGTTTGAATATTTTCTAGTAAACCAGTAGTAGGATCATATATTTTAATATTACCTATATCAAAGTGATCAATTTGATATTGTAGATACTCATCTTGAGTATCAACATATTCTTTTAATACTTCATAATCACTTTGAATTAATGCTTTTAATTCAGTTTCTAAATTACTAATAGCAGTATCAAGTTCTTCTTTACTTGCTTTAGTATTTAGAAGTACTGTAATAGAATCAACTTCACTTTGAAGAGTAGTGATTTTTTGTTCTAATTCTTCAAAATTAAGATCAATATTATCAAAATCTTCTTGAAGTTTAGTAAGCCATTCTAGCATTTCATTTAGATATTTTTGTAACCATAAAATTTGTTCTTCATAAGTTAGAGATTCTTTATAAGTTTTAGGAATCATTCCAATACTTAATCTATTAAAGACACATCTCTTTAGCATTATAATCATTCCTTTCTAAAAAAGACCTATAAATAAATCTTTTAATTCTTGTATTATTTCATAATCTATTGCTCTTATATTTTGTCTATATTGTTTAACCATAGCTTGAGCAGTAGCACTAACACCACTATTACCTTTTACTTTTTTAACATAGTCCATAGTACCATTAGAAGATAAATCATCATCATTAGCATTAGTAGAGCTAGCATAAGAACCATTTAATATTGCAGCCTTATTAATTTGTCCTTGAGGAGTATCAGATTGAACTGATAAACCAGTATTTTTACTAGTCCCTGTAGAAGTTGATTGATATTCTTCACTGTAATCTACATTAACTAAAGGATCATATTTGATAGCAGCAGAATAAATTAAAGGAAGTTTAGATTCCATTATTTCATTCATTTTTACTTTAGCATAATGTTTAAACATCATAGGAGTTTCAAAACCTAAATCTCTCATAAAATAATGATCTATAATTTTATCAGCAAGTTTCTCTTTACTCCATGTTCCACGAGTTTCTATTACTTGTATCTCATCTGAAGTAAGATAATCAGATAAGTTATAATCAGTGAAGAATTCTTTTAAATCTTCACGAGTATAAATACCCATATTTATTAAGCTATAGAAATTAGTAGTATATTTACTCATTTAAATCTACCTCTCTTTCTATATCTTCTGAATCAATTACACCATTATTATTATAATCTCTAACAATAGATTCATTTTGTTTAATTAAGTTAGCTAAATCACTTCTTAATTTAACTTGAATATTAGTACCATATAATTTATTAAACTCTTCACAAGCCTTTTTCCTAGGTACTAAATACGATTGAAGATTCATATTAATTAACTCATTATTAGCATTAGATTCTCCTGAAATAAGTCTTTCTTTCTTTTCTACATCTATAGTATTTATACCTATAGTAGTTAAGAATTCATTCCATATTTCTTTTTTATATTCTTGAAGTTTATCAGCAACATAAGGAGCTTGTGTAGAGATAGATTTCAAGGACTCATTAGTTATTAAATCTTCATCTCCTAAGATAACAGGTTTGTTACCATCATATTGCTCATAAAGATTTTCAAGAGTTAATTTTTGATTCTCTGAACCTACTAATAACATTGGGGTTTTTTGAGCATTAATATTAATATCTATTACTCTTTGTGTACGATATAATCTTTCAGCAAAGAGTTGTATTTTGAAAGCAGTAGGAATATCATTCCAATTATTACGAACTAAAATACAGTACTTATCTTCATCATCAGAATCATTAATTCCTGAATATACAGCCCTATCACTAGAAAATACTTCACCCTCTGAATAGCAATGAATACTTGTTGGTAGACCATAAATATTAATATAACCATTAGTTGCAGCTCTAGTGTTTATATAACCATATTTTGAATCTTTTAACAAAGCAGCCTTACCATCAAAGAATAAGCATCTTTCAAGATAACGAGCATCCATTGAATCAGGTAAATTTTCATATTCAAACATATTCATGCAAATTGTAGCCATACGATCTAAGAAATCATGATAAGTTGATTCATTCTCAAATTCACTAACTAAAAAGCCTAAATTGTCTGAAATATCATTCTTAATTTTTCTTTTAGCCATATATATTCTCCTTTCTATTATATTATACCATTAGATTGAGAATAGTCCAAAAAAGTAGCAGGGTTATGCCAGAATGTAACACCATTATTAAACATATCTTTTATCTCTTGTAAGTCTTCTTGAGGTAATGCTCCTGTTATACAAGCTGCTTCAGTTTGAACATAATTCCAGTTTAATCTACCAGTAACATTAGGAATTTTCATCTCATTAGTTCTGTAGCCTACAGCTGAAAAATATCTATCTATCTTACGAGCCATTTCAGCTTTAATACTCATAGGGTAAAAACCAAAAACTCTTGAATGTAAAAAGTTTATATCACTATTATTTAAAGAACCACATGTATTATTAGGAGAATATGAATGTTCTGATACTTGCGCCATTTGATTTACAATACCACCAATACCTCCAGCAATCATACCAGCACCTGCCATAGCACCAGCACCAGTAGCTATTAAAGCAGTTCCTGCAACAATAGATGCTGCACTTACTCCTGTTTGTACTATTCTATTAACACCACTTTGTGCTAACCAGTTAGTATATTGATCATTATTCCAATTACATAGAGGTAACTTAGGAGCTGGTAAAGAATAAGCAGCAGCTTGGTATTCATTATATGATTGTTGATATTCTCTAGGTATTAATTCAATAGCACATCCGGGTAATAAAGCAGCTCTTAAGCCAAATTTACATGAATTAACTTCATTTAAATGACCTTTAAAATATTCATATTTATAAGTTGTATCTGCTCCAGTATAATTAGTTACATATAAATAATTAAATTGTGAAGTTAATAACTTTTTATTAATTGGAGTATAACCATCTACAGAAGTTTTCATATCTATATTAATTTCTCTATTGTCCATTGTAGCAACTAATTCTAAATCTGGGTAACCTACTTTATATTGTTGTCCTGTAGGTGTAACAAAATGAGAAGAATCAGGTTCAAAGTCCTTAGGTACTAAAAACATACATTCAACAGCACTTATATAACCTAACCTATTTAATTCCATTAAACAATCATAAGCATCAGTTTCATCAAGAAATAAAAAATATTTTACTCCAGAAAATACTCCTGAACCTACATCACCTACTATTGGAGCAAAATTAACTCCATCATTTAAGTTTCTATTAGCACCAATACAAACATAATACTCATATGGAAAATAACTATGTTCAAATGATTCAGTAAGATAAGTAAATTCTGTCATATCACCATTTTGTATAAAATCACCAGTTTCAATATTTTCAGGAACTGTATTAGCACCAAAAGTATCATTATTAGTATGTTCTCTAATAACAAAACTTCTCTTTATTTGAATATCAAACATCCATGTTTGATATACATCAGTTTTAATTGTAATTAAAGTACATCCATCTGATACATATTCCATATTTTCTATAAAAGCATAAAACCATTTATTAGTATAATTAGAATTTTGATACATTACATAATTATATTCTATTATAGAATCTATATGAGCAGGAAATCTAATTACATTATCTTTTCTTTGATATGTTATTTTATCTACTTCTATTCTAGGAAGAGATAAAAAATATTGCTCTTGAGCTTGTTTATTTGCAAATGTAAGTTGATTTAAGTTATCTAACTCTATAGGACTTTTAAGTAAATAAAGAACTGTATTAGGACTTACAGCCATATTAATCACACACCTTTCTATAAAATAA